GGTTCCTGGGGCTTGCTGAGGCCGCCGTAGAACATGACGCGGCTGATCTCCTGGCCGAAGCCTTCGATGAAAGCCTCGTTCTCGGCCTTGATCGCCTTGCTGACTGCGGCGTTCGCTTTCGCGTCGTCGATGATGCCAGCGCCGGCAAGGTTGACCTGATCGACGTCAACCTCGGCATAGACTTCGAGCATTCCGCAACCGACCGTCATCTGCTTGGTCGTGCTCTTCGCGACGGGAACGCCGCCGTTGAGCATACGCCAGACCGGGGTCGGGATGGAGGTGCGGGTCGTGGTCTTGTGAACGACGCCGCCGTTGCATTCAATCCACGGGATGTCGTCGAGGGCCTGGTTCGTCTTGTTCAGGACCTCCACGATCTCGGTGGCAGAGGCGTTGCCGCTTCGACGGGCAACGTCCATGAGGGTAGGATAGTTGTCAGGCATGGTAGTGCCTCCTTACTTGATTTTTACTGGGAAACGTTGGGACGCGGTGTCCTCGACGGGAGCGCCGCCTCCGGTGGGAAGCGGGGAATCTTCGCCAACCATTTTCCCCACCTTCACGAAAATGTCGAACAGCGCAGGGTGGTCGCTCATCCACGTGTTCGTGAAGAGCTCCCGTTCCTCCGGAGTGCTGACGACGGCGTTGAGACCTTTCTTCGCAAGCGCCCGGTCCGCCGCGTAGGTTGGCCGCGAACGGAGCTGAGCCCGCCATTGCTTGCGTTGCTCGGTCAGCGCAAGGAGCTGCGCTTCCTTCTCTTTGGTCTGCTGCTCGACGTAGGCGTCAACGAGTTTCTGCCCCGCGGTCTGGGATAAGTTGAGACCCTTGAAGAGCTCCGACATCGCGGCCTTCCCGTCCTCGTCGAGCGTATAGCCCTCCGGGAGCTTGAAGTCCTCGTACTGTTCGGGTGCGCCTTCCTGGGGTTTCTCCTTCCCTTCTTCGCCATTGGCGTCGGGGGTCAGTACACCGTTCGCGTCATCGTCCCCGGCATCCGGGGCCGGGTCTCCTGTTCCATCTCCTTCGGGCTTGGGTGCGCCGTCCGCGCCCTGCGGGGTCGGATTCAGGATGGATTCGTCCTTCCCCGCGTCTCCGGTGTTATCCGCTGCGGGCGGGACTTTTCCTTCTTCTGCCATAGGTTATTCTCCTTCCTCTTGGCTGAATGTTTGTGTATTGTGGGCCATCATCGCGTTATACTCGGCCTCCGCCTGGAACGTCAGCTCCGGACTGACACGCTTCATGTCCTCCAGGAGCCGCTTCCCGATCTCTTGCTTCGCGAGCAAGGCATAGGCCGACGCGTTCATCGCGAAGTCGGCCTCGAAGACTTTGCAATCCTCGACGATAAGACGCCACAGGAAAATGCGGGTGACGGACGAGTTCAGCATCACGCGAATCTCGTCCTGATAGTGCTGCTTGTTCAGGTTAATCACAGGACCAGCCCTCCTTGACCCGTTCCGCTCAGGAGCTCACGGATGTTCGCCGTGTCCACTTCTCCCAGAGCCTTCGCGGAGTTCGCCAGAGGTTCGGCCATCGCCGCCTGCTGGGCCTGTTGCTGCTGCTGAGCCTGTTCCGCCGACAGCTTGTCGTACTCCTCCTTCGAGCGCAGCACATCGGCGCGGACGCCGATCATCTGGTTGTACTTGTCGTATGTGGCATACGCGTCGAGGGCGTTCCGGAGTTCCGGATAAATCTGAACCATGCTGCCGAGGAATCCGACGCTCTGTTCGATACGGTTCACGCCCACGGCCTTCTGGGCCTGGGACAGAATGGAGACGTACTCGATCATGGTCGGCATACCCCGGAGCTCGTTCGGAGGCATCGGAATCATCCCGGAGCTCCACGCCAGATTGAACGCCCGGTCGATGAGCGGGTCGAGCAGTTCGTAGTGGATTCTCTCCAGCACGGGGCCCAGCATGAGCAATTTCTCCTCGTGGCGCTCGGCCACTTCGCGGGCCGTCATCTGGGGGTTGTCCTGGGTCAGCAGCGCGAGGAACAGGCTGTTGTAGAGCCCGTCCTTGATGTTCTGCTCCACGCGGTCGATCTTGACCTGGAGCTGCTGGATGTTGATGGGGTTCGTGAAGAGCGGAGCGACCGCCTGGTCCGACATACTCGCGACGACGTTCAGGGCGTTCGGCTGCGTGTTGAGCCCGCGCCGTTCCAGTTCCGGAGGAATGCGCCACGGCGGGGACACGCTCTTCGCCGTCCCCTTGAGGGCGTCGGATTCCATCTTCTGCAACATCTTCGCGTCGCCCATGATGCCACGCGTCGGAGCCTGCCCGTACACGTCATTGTCCACGGCGTCCCAGCGGGGCGTCATCACGGGCCACGTGTTGTAGCTGGAGACGCGGAGGAATCCGTCGTTGTTCCCCGCCTGGGCGAGGAAGTGGACGCTCGCCGCCTCCTTGCCTTCCTTGAGGGGAATCCCGTACTGTTCCGGATGCCGCAGAATGGCGTTGAGGACTTCATGCCGCTTCTCAAGCTGCCCGGTCGTCTTCTCGCTTTCGAGGTAGTCCGGGAGCTTCGCCTCCGGATAGAGCTGGAGGATTTGGCGGACCGTGAGCCATTCGCTCTGGATGAAGGTGTCCACCTCGCCCCACTTGTCGATCGACATATAGTACGTGCCGGTCGTGTAGGGGCGGCAGTGAATCGTCTTCTCCGGATGCTCCAGGATGGCGACGGCTCCCTGTCCGAACCCGGCCATCTCAATGTAGGTATGGAGCAGAGCGCTGTACAGGTTGCTGCGCCGGAAGATGCCCTCCAGGATTTCCTGGACCTGATCGTACCACTCGCGGACGGGCTTGTACTTCGACAGGTCCGGGTCGGGGTTCGTCAGCATGAACCACTGGCGGGCCTTGCTCGTCAGTCCCGACTGCATTCCGGACGCAAGGGTCGAAAGGGCTCTGGAGGCCGTTCCGTTGATGCGCTTCCTGTCGTCGAGGGTCCCGTTGTTCGTCTCGCTCGCGTCTCCGGGCGCATTGAGACCCCGCCCGCGTTCCGGGGCGATGTACGTCTTCACGTCATTCCAGAAGGGCTCCCAGGTGCGCCGGTCGTTTTGAAGCTGCCGGTAATGGGTCCGGAGCTTGCTTAACGGGGTCTCGTCTGCCATTGCTTACTCGCCTCCGAGTTTCTTTTTCTTCTGCTCGACGGACGAATCGGCCAGTGCGCCCTTCGTCACGTTCGTCCCGCCCAGACCGTACTTCTGGGCCGCTGCGTTCTTCGCGTTGCCGCGGACACGGGCGACGTCGGATTCCACCCTCTTCACTGCTTCGGGTTCGGGCGGGACCGGGGTCGTTTCGGCTTTCGGAGTTTTCATTGCTCCCATCGTGTGTTCCTCCTTAAAAGGTGAGTTCATCCCGTGCATAGCGGCAGGCGTACCCGCCTCCGCGATACATCGGGTCGTTCGCGGAAACCACTGGCTCCGCAAAGGTTAAGGCGAGCGCATCGGCTCTGTCGGGCGAGAAGCCGACACGCTCGCGGATTGTCTCTTTCGTTTCGAGTTTCAACCGCCCCTGGGCGTCGTAGGTGTAGGTCACGGCGGCCAGTTCCTTGATGAGCTCCGGGTCGTTCGGAATCGCCCCGCCGTCCTGGAGCCACTTCCGAACATGGTCCCACATCTCGGCGCGACGATTCGCGTACCCGTTCACACCGCCCTGATTGGCTTTGCCGCTGAACGGGACCTCGATCACGACGTCGCCGAGCTGGCGAAGACGGTCGATCACGCCTTCCCCGCGCCCCGCATCCACGAATACGGCGTCGGGTCTTTCTTCGACGATTCGCCTGTGGAGAAGGGACGCGAAGGTCATGTTGTCGATGCCGACGATGCGCTGGTAGGGCATAGCCGCCAGACCGCGGCGGGGCTGTATCACGCACGCATCGCCGCCGAAGCGGGCGACATCCACCCCAAACACCAGCGGGGCGAGCTTGTAGTCCTCTTCGTCGATGTGCTTGCCACGGGCCCCGTACAGGATGTCCAGAGTGATGAGGGCATTGTCACACGACGCCTGAAAATCACATTCCATCTCTTGCCTGTACTGGGCGTCCGTGAGGTCGCGGCGGGCCTCGGCGAGCTCTTCTTCCGTAATCCACGGAAGGACGCCGAGGGAATCTTCTTCCGCCCGGAACATGAGGCTGATCCACTGGCTGTCCGTACTTGCGACCCCGCGGTTGTAGAGGTCGAAAAATAAGTTTGCGCCTTTCGGTGTCCCAATGAACAGGCAGCGCCCCTTGCGGTCGATGAGCGTGGGACGGACGATCTCGCCCCAGACGAAAGGCCGCATATCGGCCACCTCGTCCATGACGACATAATCGAAATAGAGGCCGCGCAGGGCGTCGGCGTTATCCGCGCCGTAGAGCGTGATTCGCGCCCCGTTCGGGAAGGACACGGTGAGCTCCGTCTCGTTGAAGCTCACACCCGGTATTTTCCCGGCGAAACGCTTGAAATAATCCCACGTGATGTCTTTCGCTTGTTTTCGGAATGGAGCGATATACGCACCACGGAAGTCAGCGGTCGGAGCGGCGAGGGCGGCGAGGATGAGCTCTATGACCGCAAAGACGGTCTTGCCCCAGCGTCGGTGGCACACGAGGACAGCAAAACGGACCGCGGCGATGAGCGCACGGGCCTTGACCTGCAAAGCGTGGGGCTTGAAGCCCATGTCCACGTTCACACTACGCATTTTCCACTACCTCGGCATCGACCACCGGTGCGGTCGTGTAGGGATTGACAAAGTTGATTTGGACATTCGTGCTGCCGTTACCCTTGCCGGTCGAATCGGGGTAATATCCCAGCAGCTTCGCCAGCTTGTCCGCGGCGTTGTCCTTGACCGCTTCGGGCAGGTGGGGCGAGCGAATACGCTGCGTGTACCAATCGGCCAGCTCTTCCTTGCTGGCGGTGGTTCCATTGCAGAGGCCGATCGCCTGAGCGGCGTTGATGACCCTGCGGACGACCGGGTTGCGGAACACGCGGCGGCCTTCGATGTCGTCGTCCAGTCCCACGTTCTCACACGTGAGCCAGTGAACACCCTGGTCCACAACCCACTCGCGGATGTAGGCGACGTCAATCGGTCGGAGACCCGCTTCTTTACCCAGAGACAGTAGGTCTGGCTTGGATGCTTTTGCGGGCTTGATGGGCGTCGGGAGCGGTAAGCCGAATGGGTCGTACTCGACCTCCTGGGGCTCTTCGGGGGCGGGGAGTTCGGGTAGTTCCTTGAGTGCGGGTAGTTGCGGATTGACGATGTGTACAAGCGCGCTCAAAAACATGAGTTCCGGACGTGCCAATGACACCCCCGCGGCGGTCAATGCCGCGTTTTGGGGGTGGCCCCCCGAATTTGCCGCCATCGCCATACCCTTGCTCCTTATCGTGGCAAATCGCCACTCATTAAACGAACTAAGCACCGCGCCCGCCGCGGCACTGGTCCGGGCCGCTGGTCCAGATCGCCCGCCGCGGTCCATGCGTCCCAGGATGCCCGCCGCCGTGCCGGTCCGCTGGTCCAGATCGCCCGCCGCGGCCCGTGATTTTACACAAACTTTGCACAAGCGGCCCGCCGCGCCTCAATGTTACCAGGATAACAACCTAATGCGCCCGGAACAGTGCCCCGAAAATAATATACAGCGCGTCACGAAAAATACAAGCTGTCATTATGGCGGCGTACTGTCATAATGGACGGATTGCGGGGAATTATGCGGAAAACGTCCAAAAAGATTTTACAAAAATTTTTTGAAAATAGCTTGACTTATCCAAAAACGGCGTTATATTATCGCTTAGAACGTCCAAATAAACTTTACAACCCGTACACAAAAACAACCCAGAAAGGAAGCGAGCTTAAACCACCTCAAATGAACTTAATCCACCTCAAGCCAACCTCAAGCCAACCTCAAAAAATGAAAGGAACACGAAACAATAAAATTTTTCTCCCTCAAATCCACCTCAAACGAGGTAAAACCGAGCTTAACACAACCTCAAACAAAGGACAAGCAAACATGAGTTATCTTGTAGAAAGCTATTTGAACGAAAACGGGAACACGGTAAACGTGTTTTACGATGATTGCCCAGAAAGCCCGCGCGAATGGTGCAACCTGGGAAAATTCCTGGTTCCGGGCCGCTGCAAGTACGCAGAGAACGAAAGCGCCATACACCTGAACTGGGACAACCTCGAAGAAGACGAAAAGACCCTGAAAGCCTCCGGGGCTGTTTTCCTCCCTGTTTTCGTGCTCGATCATTCCGGGGTTAAATTCTCCACCGGTTCTTTTGGTGATCCCTGGGATTCTGGCCAGATTGGTTTTTATGTAGTCGAGCGGGACGATCTCAAGAAAGAGTTTCCGACCTGGAAGCGCCTAAGCAAAAAACGCCTGGACCAGCTCAAAAGAATCATGCGGGCCGAAGTCGATGTATTTTCCGACTATGTAGACGGTAATGTTTACGGATACACCGTAACCGACCCCACCGGGGCCGAGCTGGATTCTTGTTGGGGCTATTACGGGTTTTCTGGCCTCGACGACCTGAAAGCAACCGCCGCGAGCATCTAACCCAGAAAGGGCCGAAACATGAGAATATACAAAGAAATCAATATAGCCGACTTCGAAGCCTGGAGCGGGGGCCGTGATACCCTGGAAAAAATCATTGAGGCCGGAAAGGCCGCCGACCTGGAAGCCCTGTTAGAAGAGACGGAGCCCGTGGAAGGCTGGAGCGAAACCGCCGTAAATGATGTTTTGTGGTTCGAGGATAAATGGCTTTTTGATAGCCTCGGAATAGACCCGAACGAAACCGACGACGAAGACGAAACCGACGACGAAGAAAGCGAGGCCGAATAATGAAAAAACCGACCGAAACCGCCCGAAAACTTTTGGATA